TTTGCTGGAACAATTGTCCATCTATAGAGCCTGTTACTGAATCGGAAGTTCATCTTGACAAATTGGGCTTCTTCGATATGTTCGAATCCGAAGATATAGTCTTTTCGTGCCGAAGTTACGTTGCATCCCAGACGATTGTATTCTTCTACAAACGCCATAGGTGTTAGTATATGATCAAAGAGCGGATGTACTGCTCGAATGACATCATCGCCGCAAAACAGTGATCGCAATAGTTTATTATAGCATTCTATGTTAGCGAGTAGTGGTTTGCCGGCGGCAGTCATAATGTTTTTGAAGAAATAGTAATCTAAAATCTTATGACCTATTGAGTTCTTAACTAAGGTATCGCGTTCTCCGGATTTCATGCCTTTGCAAGCTTGAAAAACTCGTCCTCTGTAAGTGATGTACGCTGAATTTTGTGCTTCAACGAATGTGTAAATGCACTTAAGATCCACAGGGGGTTGTTCTTCCCTATGGGCATAAGCGTTTTTGAGTGTAGTGTAATAGTATGAGGCTACTGCTCTGTTGAGAGCGGCTGGAAACCAACCGTCCCAATTCTTGATGTCGAAAGCAATAACGGTCTCGTGAAACTCAAGCCATTCAATCATGTCATGAGTTTCGAGACTTTCCGGATTGTAACCGCATACTATCCGTGTATCGGTACACGGATTTATTTTCATAGCCCTAGAAATGTCCCCAAAAAGTTGACCGTTAACTATAGATACATCGAGTGGCGCGCTAGTTATTGTACGCGTTTTCGGTTTCTCGTATATCTTAGATTTTGGAACAGTCTCATCTTTGAGTAGCATTTCATAGACTCTGATTGGATAACTATTTGATTGAATGTATTCCCAAATTTCGTTAATACGATCTTGGAGTGTATTATGTATATTGAGTGTGTTAGTATCGAAGTTATATGATATCCAATTTGTTTTTCCTGGAAGTCCGGTTTCGCATTTATACGGTAGACCGGCAGAAGTAGAGAGATCGAGGCCACCTGAGCCGCGAGCTTGAGTGCCGACAATAGAATCTGATACAGTTTGAATCCTGCATTGCCACGTAGATTTAAAATCTGCGTTGGCCAATTCTATAGCACATTGCTCTAGTCCTCTTCCATCGATGGGGTCGGGAAAAATTTCCTTTCCATCATCAGTTTTGTAAATTTTGTGAGTGTATTTTGTGACGCCTATTTGGTCGTAACGAGGTATTTCTGGATTATCCTCTACGATCTTTTGCCAACGAGGGTCTGCATCGTGAATTATAGCAGGCTCTGTCTCATTGGGAAATTCTGGTGAATCAAAAATAGGCGAAGGTGTGTATGATGTTTTTGTAGCTTCAAAAATTCTGCAAGGATACGCACCTATAATAGGAATAGCTTTATCTATCATTACTATGTTAGCATGTTCTTCTAATCCTCTGAGGGCCGGTTCGGCCAGGTTTACTTTGAGAGTTATATCGACTTTGTCGAGAGCTTTGTTCAGTTGTTCTTGTGAAATTGGAAC